TATGTATTGGAAATTATTTAGAGGGTGATAATTCAGGTGCTGATACAGCACATTCGTTATTTTTTAGGGAAAGGGTTGCCAATAGGGAAGGTGTGCCATTATTGTTACCAGGTAGTGATACAGAAGATCCAAATAACGTTGTGTTAGGCCATCCATTAAATGCAGAAATACATGATTTAAAGATTTATGATACCTATAGGTCACCTTCACAAATTTATACATCATCTTTGCAGGGTACAGATGATCTTACAAATTTAAAATTTTATGTTCCACCATTTTTTACCAGAGAGTCCCCAACCAGAACACAAGTAGGGGATCAAGGTGGGGTATTTATTACGCCGTTTCAAACATATGATGGTGAAACAAATGATCCATTTAACGTTGATTTATCATTTGGTGTAGGTGGATTCTATTTAAACCTTGAAAATTTTACAAGAGATTTTGCAACAGGACATTATCCTAGGTTGTTATATTTAACTGGTGCACAAATTACTGTGCCAACAGAGGAAATGTCTGCTACACAATTTTTGTATGAATCAGGATCTATTAGAAAACGTAATGTGACAGTATTACCCTGCGATAATGGTAGATTTGTACCAAACTATAATTTATTAAGAACAGGTTCAACAACACAAGAAACAACTAATCCACCAGATTTTGCATTATCAGGGTCAATTCTTGATAAATATACAAATGATTTAGATGCGGTTGATTTTAGCATGATTAGTTTAACAAATATGTATGATTTAGATGCACATACATATCCAGGCCTTGCAATTGAATCCGGTTCAATTATTAATACTATCGCAGGTGCAGGTCCAGAAAATTATTCAGGCACCGTTCCTTCACACAGAATTCCGACCATCCTACAGAGGACACGTGATAATACATCAAATGAAGTTATATTTTTTGATATTAGCAATGTATACTATGGGGGCACAATTGAACCAAAATCATTCAAGGTTACAGATTCAAATATTTCAGGTACCGATGGATGTATAGGTATTACGTTACAAGATGACGGTCGAGGGAACATATATAGGGCTGATTCAAAGACACAGCATGCAACATGGAATTCTGTTGGCAATATTTTTTATAATGAAGGAATTGTGCTGGTAAAAACACCAAATATACCGTTTTTTGGAAGGGATCAATTTAATATTGAATTAAATGGTACATCTGAAATTAATGTATTAAAATTTAATTTGCCTATAGGCGCACAATTGCTGAATTCTTCATCTAATATAAATTATGTTGAATTAACATCATCACTTGCACATGAAAAAAAGGATCCGTATGTTATAATAACGGGTATTAATTATCATGATGAAGATTTTAATGTTGTAATGAGAACTCACCTTGCTCATCCGGTTTATAGAAAAGCAGGTGATAAAATAATGTTTAAGACAAAAATAGATTTTTAGGAAATTTTATGAAAGATGTACATATTGGGTTGGATATATCAACCTCCGTTATTGGCATATCAATTTTAGACCCAGAAGGTGAATTATTTGATTTGCGTTGTATTAAATTTAATAGTAATAAACAAACATTTTGGGAGAAAACAGATTCTGTTAAGAAATTTATGTTAGATTTATCTGATGAATTTAATGTAAAACAGGTATTTGTTGAAGAAAATCTTCAAAAATTTAGACCAGGATTCTCATCTGCAAAAACTTTAACGACACTTGCAAAAATGAATGGAATTGTTTCTTTTATAGCACATGATATTTTTAATGTTATACCATTTAATGTAAAAGTAAATTCAGCAAGAAAGGTACTGGGTATAGAAATTAATAGAAAAGCAAAAACATATAAAACGAAGCAACAGGTTTTTGATCAGGTACGCGATAGAATAAAATATGATTGGCCACAAAAAGTATTACGTGGTGGGCCTAATAAAGGCAAAACAATTTTTGATAATTCTTGTTATGATATGGCGGATGCGTGGGTAGTGTGTAAAGCTGGGCAATTATTAAGTTATTGAACATTAAATAATTTAATTACATAATTTTTATATATGTTTACTATTTCCGATAAAATTAATTTTTATAAAAAATTATTTGGTAAAATAAATATTGAAAATGATCACAAGAATATAAGCGTTAAGTGCCCATTTTGTGCAACACATGGTAAGAAAAAATTATCAATTAGAATTGATAATGATATTATGCATTGCTGGGTATGTGGATACAAATCTAGAAATTTAATACCAATAATAAAAAAATTTTTTTCAAATGATATTCTTGATGAATATTGTCAAAAATTTTATAAAAAATTAAATTATTCCAATGATATTGATGTTGATGAAATTAAGCTAAATTTCCCAAAAGATTTTAGATTATTAACATTAAGCAATAACAAATATGATCCAGATATTAGAAATATTAAAAATTATTTAATTAATCGTGATTTATGTGAAAGTGATTTTTGGTATTATAAATTTGGTTTTTCAAATAGAAATGATTTATATCGCAGGGTTATAATGCCATCCTTTAATTCTAATGGAAAATTAAATTTTTTTGTTGCAAGAACAATTGATAATAATAAATACCCAAAATATTTAAATTCAAGTGTGTCTAAAATTGATATTATATTTAATGAGTTAAACATTAATTGGAAAGAACCATTAACAATTGTTGAGGGACCGTTTGATTTGGTAAAATGTAATTCAAATGCAACCTGTTTATTGGGGTGTCAATTATCTGAAGAATCATTATTGTTCAGTGAAATTATAAAAAATTCAACGCCAATAATATTGGCACTTGATGTTGACAAACAATACAGGCAACAACAAATAGCAAAAAAATTATCAACATATGATATTAATGTTAAAATGTTATCATTAAGTGGTTTTCAGGATGTTGGCGAGATGTCAAAAAAACAGTTTATTAATGCAAAAAATCATGCAAGACAATGGACATCTACTGGAATGTTGCAATATAAAATAAGTAACATTAAAAGTAAGGCCATTATTTAAGTTTGGATCATAAATGACCATTAAAGTTGCACATATATCTGATATTCACTATCGTGGTCTTATAAGGCACGTTGAATATAGAAAAGCATTTAAGTATTTTTTTAAAAAATGTAAAAAACTTAAAATTACACATATTGTTATTACAGGCGATATTTTTCATACTAAAACACAAGGAATATCACCCGAAGTAATTGATGAATTATCTTGGTTTTTTAAAAGTTGTTCAAAACTTGCATCAACTCATATTATTTTAGGTAATCATGATTTAAATTTAACCAACCCAGACAGGCAGGATGCAATTTCACCAATTATCAATGCATTAAATGATAATAATTTACATTTATATAAGAAATCAGGTGTATATGAGTTTCATAAGGGTTATAATTGGGCAGTTTATTCATGTTGTGATAAAAAAGGTTGGGATAATGTCAAACCCATTAATGGGATGGTTAATATTGCGTTATTTCATGGTTGTGTTGTTGGTTCAAAAACAGACACAAATTGGGAATTAGAAGGTGAAGTTAAGGCCGAATTTTTTGATGGTTATGACATTGCAATGCTTGGTGATATTCATAAAAATCAATTTTTAACTGATGATAAACGAATTGCATATCCTGGTTCTGCAATTATGCAATCATATGGTGAGTGTGGTGAAAAAGGATTTTTAGTTTGGGATATTAAACCAAACGGGGCATTTGATGTAAACTTTCATGAAATTCCTGCAATATTTCCATTTGTCACAGTTGAATGGCAAGGAAATTTACAAGATACACTTCAGTTGGCATATAATAGTCCAGATTATTCACGATTTAGAATTAAATCATGTGATTCAATACCACAAAAAGAAATTAAGATTTTACATAATGAATTAAAAAAAATTAAAAAAGCACAGGAAATTGTGTTTAAAATTGATAGATACGTTGATTCAAAGGTGGTGTTAGAGGATAATACTACAATTATTAAAAATGATTTATTTAATGTGAAAACACAAATTAAATTAATAGATGATTTTCTTAAAGGGGTTGAATTTAGTGATAAAGAAAAACAACAATTACATAATATTGTTAAACATTACGTATCAATAATTACATCCAATGATAATGTAAATCGTAACATAAAATGGTCAATAAAAAGTTTAAAGTTTGATAATTTATTTTCGTATGGAAAAGGAAATAATATTAATTTTAATAATTTGAATGGAATTACAGGTATATTTGGCACAAATAGATCCGGTAAATCATCAATTGTTGGTACAATTATGTATACATTATTTAATACAACAGACAGAGGGCCAATTAGCAACTTACATATTATTAATGCTAGAAAAGGTCACTGTAAAGCTGAAATGATATTAAATGTAGGTGGTAAGGAATACAAAATAGAACGACAATCTGTACGATATGAACAAAAGTCAGGGAAACAACACGGAGTGACAAGCTTAAATTTACACGAATTAAATGTTGGATCACCAAATGTTTATCGTGATTTAAATGGCCTACAACGTAATGATACAGATAAACAAATTAGAAATCTTATAGGAACATCGGAAGATTTTTTAATGACATCATTATCATCGCAAGGTGATATGAATAAATTTATTAATGCTGGTGCAATGCAAAGAAAAAATTTATTATCAAAATTTTTAGGATTAGAAATTTTTGACAATATGTTTGATTTGGTTAAAAAGGATTCAGCAGAGATTAAGGCGGAATTAAAAAATACACCTGATAGACCATGGGATATTTTAATTTCTGAATTAAATGAAAAATTAATAAACAAACAAAATCAAATAATTGAATATGATACTGAATTATCAAAATTACGATTAAAGTTACAATCATTAAATATTGAATTATCAACGTATGATAATGATAATTTTATAAGTGAAATTGATATTAAAAGTCAAAAAGAGCTAATATCAGAACAAATTATAATAATACATAATATTGAGGAAAAACTCGATGATTTAAGGGCAAAAAATGATGGTGTTGAGGATGAATTAAATAAGATATTTAGTGTTAAAAGTAAATTTCCTTTGAAGGAATTACGAACACGTTATGAAGAACAAAAATTATTAGAAAATAACGTAGTTTCAATTAAGCATACATTAAAACGTGAGAATGATGAATTAATAAGGCAACTAAGGTCAATTGAAAATTTAAATGATATACCGTGTGGTGACCAATATCCTATGTGTAAATTTATAAAGGATTCATATGTTGATAAAAAATCACTAGATAACCAGAAAATACTGATTAATGAATTGGAAAATAATCTAAAAACATCAGAAGAAGTTCTAGCAAATATTGAGGCTGAAAAAATAAGTGATAAATTAGAGAAATATGAATCACTTTTAATTAAAGAATCAGAATTAAATACAGAAATTTCAAATAATGTTTCAAACATAGTAATATTAGAGATTTCCCTTGAACGACAACAATCTACCTTGTTAGATATAGAATCATTGCTTAAAGAAATGGAGAAAAAGATATCAAAAAATAAAATAAATACTAATTTAGTTATTTTAAAAGAATTAATAGCAGACTTAAATTCAGATATCAACCAACTTGATGCAAAGAGAATTTCAAGTGCAACTGAAATAGGTCAATATGAGGTACAATTAAAAAATTTAAAGAAGGAAAGAAAAAGCTATGATGTTTTAAGGAATAAGTGGAGAATATATGATAATTTAATTTCAGCAGTATCTAAACGTGGAATACCAACCCACATCTTAAGGCAATTATGTCCAGTTATAAATGATGAAATTCAAAAAATTTTACACGGCGTTGTTAATTTTACTGTTGAAGTTAAACCAGATGTTGAAAAAAATGCTATGCATGTATTTATAGATTACGGTGATTCTAAAAGAATTATTGAATTGGCATCAGGAATGGAAAAAATGATTGCATCACTGGCAATACGGGTTGCATTGATTAATATTTCATCACTACCTAAAACGGATATGTTTATTATAGATGAAGGATTTGGTGCACTTGATGAATCAAATATTGAGGCATGCAATAGGTTACTAGATTCATTAAAGAAATGGTTTAAAAATATTATAGTTATAACACATGTTGACGCCGTAAAGGATATTGTTGATAATATGTTAGAAATAACAAGAATTGGTAAGGATTCAAGTGTAATATATAATTAATTGTATAAGGACGTTAATAATGAAAATTACAACAAAGCAACTTAAAAAAATTATTAAAGAAGAACTTAACAACATTATTCAAGAACAATCCCATGTATTACTCACAGTTGATTCAGAGGGTAATGTATATAAAGGCGATGGTCAGAATGAACCGTTAGGTTTAAATTTTTCAGATTATGAAAAAGAATTTGAAGATAAAGACAAGGTATTTCTTGATTATACGGCTCGTAATCAATTTTTAAAGGATCTTGATACAATTGATAAAGATTTATCATATAAAGTAGGAAGTCCTACAGCAGGCCCGGTTGTTAAATTACCAGACGGAAAGCTTCGTGGTCTACGCAAAGCAGTGTCTCAATTTGCAACGACAAAACCACAACCACCAAAACCCAAACCGAAGCCCGATCCACCCAAGGAATATAAAGATCAATCAGTTATAGATGCATTACTTGCGGTTGAAAATGATGATCAAGCATTACGCGCAATGATTAAGGATATAATGGATGATCCTGACATGGATACAGTTAAAATTTCTTTTGATCCTCGTATTAGCGCAAATAAAAAAATTCAGTCCTGGATTAGTGGGGCAATTTATGGCGCAGCTGAAACAGCATATCGCAAACGTAAGGGCTCTGGTGCATATGTTGGTGATTAGTGTATATTAAATGGTGTTTATAAGGTGCTTAAACATGTTTTCTAGTGATCTTAGGATATAATATATAGTGACCATAACAAATACAATTACAAGACAATCAGGTGCCTCCAAACCAAGATTTAGGTTATCCGGTCAAGGCACAATGCAAAGACCAAACACAACCATCGACAATACAAAGCGCCTAATTGCAATTAAAACATACGATTTGATAACAAGTTATCCAATACTATATAAGGCCGGCCCTGGCGCGATATTGGACATATTAATAAGATCTAATGTTATAAATAAAAATTATAATGATGATATAATTGATATTATTGTACAAGCATTTAAAAAATACAAAAGTGAGAATAATTATAAACAGGCAAATGTTACTTTCGATACTACAGATGTTGGTAGGCGTTTAATGCAAGGAGAAAATATAGTGAAAATTACTAAAGGTGCTTTAAAAAAAGTTATACGTGAAGAGATTGAAAATTTAAATGAATTATATGAAGCAGATGATGAAAAAAAGCCGGGCCTTGAAGTTTCAGATGAACAACAATTAGGTGCTGTCCAATCAAAAACAGCCGCAAAAATGGCCGGTTCAGAGGATAATCCGATAAAATATATGAAAATGTCATCACTTTTGGCAGATAAACCGACAAGTGAACGTGGTGAAGGTCTGGCAATTTGGGCAATGGATCTTGCGAACAATGATATAAAACTTGCATATAGTTTATTAGACAAAGCAAAAATGGAACTTGCGCAGTTTAAAAAGCAGGTATAATTTTCATATGTTTATAGTATAATTCATATATATGAAATTTATTAATAATATAAATGAATATCAGTCTATACACCAACATAGTGATGGGTTTTTTATTATATCACCACGTAATTATAATTTTATAGAAAATAATCTAGATTGTCAAGTGTGTGGTTTTTTACTCTTACAAAATGATGATGTGTATGTTGAAAAATTTAGTTGTTGTATTAAGTGTGGTTTAAAGTGGGCCGAACCAAATCGTGATAGTTGGTTAAACGGTTGGCGCCCAGATGATAATGAAATTAAGGTTGAAATTTTGCAAAGAAAAAAATCATTAATTAATATTAATGTTTAATTTCAATTTTCAATCATATTTATAGTTAAATATTATTTCTTGGAGTATTATATGTTAGGTTATTCAAAATATCAAACGCTTGGTCAAATTATAGATTCTACATGGGGTGCATCTTCCATGGAGGGTAATATGCAATCTACAAAAATGTATAAATTACCACAATATTCAATTAAAATGAAGATTGTTGATGAAGGTACACTTCGGTGTGTTTTTACCACTATTTTAACCTATGCAGATAAAGGCACATTACATAATCAATTACAGGCACATGATGATCAGTCGGCAAAGATTACTAATGATGTAATTAAACAGATTAAAAAATTATATAAAAAGGATGCAGGTGAAGCATTAAAATTAAAATCACGTACAAGTAATGTAAGTTTTGAAATGATTAATATGTCACCACATTCTCCTAAACGTACAGGTTGTTATCGTAGAGAAACATTTTTTGATATATCATAATTATGGCTAAAAAAAGACAAATAATTGACAAAAATCGTCAAATTCAGGAGATTTTAAAGTGTGGTAAAGATCCTGTATATTTTATGAATCAATATGTTAAAATTCAACATATGACAAAAGGCCTGGTTAATTTTAAAACATTTACATACCAGGATAAATGTATAGATAATTTTATTAAGCATAAGTTTAATATTGTTTTAAAATCACGTCAATTAGGTTTATCGACACTTAGTGCAAATTATGCGCTTTGGCTTGCCTTATTTCATAGGGATAAAAACATATTAATTATTGCAACAAAATTAGAGGTTGCAATGAATTTCATTCGTAAGATGAAAGTTACGCTTGATTATTTACCTAAATGGTTAATATTACCAGAAATTACATCTTTTAATAAACAAACAATTGAATTTAGTACCGGTTCCAGAATTAAGGCTGTTCCAACATCAGATGATGCTGGTCGTTCAGAGGCATTATCACTATTAATTGTTGATGAAGCCGCATTTGTTCGTAAATTTGATCAATTATGGATGGGCTTATATCCAACGCTATCAACAGGTGGTCGTGCAATTATAATTTCAACCCCAAATGGTGTTGGTGATCAATATCATACAATATATTCAGATGCAAAAAATAATCAAAATGAATTTAATCCAATTAAAATAATGTGGTATGAGCATCCTGATTATGATGATGAGTGGTTTGAAAGTCAAACAAAAAATATGTCAAAGCGACAAATTGCACAAGAATTATTATGTGATTTTGTTACATCTGGCGATACATACATGTCAAGTAATGATATAGAATGGGTTGGTGAATGTGTTAAACCACCAATTGATAAGTGGGGAAGCCAAAGAAATATTTGGGTTTGGAATTATCCATTGTCAGAACACAAATATATTATATCTGCCGATATTGCACGTGGTGACGGCAAGGATTATTCCGCTGCACATGTAATTGATGCTACTGATGGCAAAGTTGTTGCAGAATATCAGGGTAAATTACCCCCTGATAGATTTGCAGAATTATTATATGAATTAGGTATGAAATATAACAAGGCATTAATGTGTCCTGAGAATAATTCATTTGGTTATGCAACTATTTTAAAACTTAAAGAACTTAAATATCCAATGTTATATCATAGAAAACGTAGAGGCGTTTATATTGGTGGTTATGTACCATCAACAGATGCAGATGTTGCAGGTTTTACTACAGGTGGTAGATCAAGAAATATGATTTTAACAAAATTTGAGGAAATTATAAGAAATAAAGAATTAACCATTTATTCTAGCAGATTTTATAATGAATTAAAGACATTTGTTTGGAAGGGCTCAAAACCACAGGCGATGAGAAATAAAAATGATGATTTAATAATAAGTTTTGCAATTGGTGCATGGATTTATGATGTTTCATCTGAATATAGTAAATCAAGTGATGTTATAAATAATGCATTATTATCAGGAATGTCACTTGATAAAGGTGAATATTCGGCGGAAAGATTTAATTTAGGTGATGTTGGTAATAATGTTCTTTCAAAACCATCGCCTGTTTGGTCTATTGGGCAAAACAATCCTGAGAGAATTGACAAAATTGCAAAATCATTTGAAAATGAGATGTTAAGGTAATATTATTGTGGCAACGAATAGAGATTTATTTAAAAGATTAGCACGACTTTTTAAATCAGGGCCTGTTGTAAAGCGTAAAGTTAAAAACTGGAAGGCCCCAACAGCAACCTCGGCCCTTGATGTATTTAAAAAGACGTATAGTCACATGTATAGTTCGGCGATTAATGCATATGGTTACTATGATCGTTTAAGTAGGTACAGTGATTATAGCGAGATGGAATATACACCTGAAATAGCAAGTGCCTTAGACATTTATGCTGATGAGGCAACATCACAAGATGAAAATGGGTCAGTTTTACACATACATTCAGAGAACCCAAAAATTCGTTCCTTACTGGATGAGCTTTTTTATGATACACTTAATATTAATTTTCATTTAAATTCCTGGGTTAGGCATTTATGTAAGTATGGTGATTTCTTTCTCTTTAATGACGTTTCAGCAGAGCATGGTTTAATTAATGTATTTCCAATTCCGGTTAACGAAATTGAAAGAGAAGAAGGATTTGACCCTGATGATCCATTGGCGGTTAAATTTAGATGGGCATCACAAGGTAATCAGGAATTAGAAAATTGGCAGGTAACACATTTTAGGTTATTGGGTAACGAAGCATTTCTACCGTATGGTACATCAATATTGGAATCTGCAAGACGAATTTGGAGACAATTAATTTTAATTGAAGATGCAATGCTGGTTTATCGTGTTGTTAGATCACCTGAGCGTAGGGTTTTCTATATTGATGTTGGTAATGTACCACCGGAAGATATACAAAATTATATGGAGCAAGCAAAAGCAACCTTAAAGTCATCTCAGGTAATCGATAAAAATACAGGTAGGGTTGATTTGCGATATAACCCACTGAGCGTTGACGAAGATTACTTCCTTCCGGTGCGCGGTGCAGAAACAGGAACAAAAATTGATACACTTGCAGGTGGTACAAATGTATCTGCGATAGAAGATGTAGAATATATACAAAAGAAATTATTTTCCGCGCTTAAAGTTCCAAAAGCATATTTGGGATATGAAGAAAATCTTACATCAAAAGCAACCCTTGCACAGGAAGATATACGATTTTCTCGTACAATTAATAAAATACAGCGTGTCATACTCGCAGAACTTAATAAACTTGCAACCATACATTTATATGCAAATGGTTTTACAGGTGAGAATTTAATAAATTTTGAATTACAACTTTCAAATCCATCATCCATTGCCCAACAACAGAAATTGGAATTATATCGTTCCAGGTTTGAAATTGCTGGAACTGCCCCGGAAGGTGTATTATCACTAGCATGGATACAAAAAAATATATTTAATTTAAGTGCTGATGAAATTAATCAGATTCGTGAAGACCAAGAGTCTGATAAATTAAGAAGTCTTAAAATAGAAGAATTAAAACTTCCTGAAGCCGGTGGCGCAGAGGCCGGTGGTGTAGAGGCCGGCGGGGAGGAACCTGGTGAAGAAGAAGCAGGTGAAGAAGAAGCAGGTGATGAAGAAGGACCGTCTGCAGAAGATTTATTTGCGTCAGAAATATCTATCGGTAATTTAATTATGGATGCAGAAAGTGATATTATAGGTGATAATTCTGATGATAATACATTAAAATTATCAATAGAGGATGAAGATGCTCCTGTAAAGGCACAAAATCAAATAGAAAAATATAAAAGTAATCGTAAACGAAAAAGGTCAGATTTTTCATCAGATATAAAAGGGCCAAATTTTAAAGATATTGTTTCTACTGTAAAATATGATGTTTATGATAAGCATTTTTTAAAAAATGTTGCCGTAAATCCATTTAAAGAATCAAGAGATATAGATTCACTTGATGAATTTTTAGATAAAAAATTACATGAAAATGCAAGATTAACATCTGAAGTAAAATCAGTATTAAAAAACCTTAAAAAGGAAATAAATAATAATAGTGGTAAAGATGATAAAAACATAACAGGTGTAAAAGATATTCATGGCTAAAATACATAATAAAAAAAGAAATGTTGGTTTGATTTATGAGTTTATGGTTAGATATATGTCTAAATCATTGATTGATGGTGATGATATTAAATTTAAGGAAACTAAAAAAATATTTAAGAAACACTTTAAACCAGGTACAGAATTGTATCGTGAATTTAGGTTATTTAACTCACTAATAAAAACAACCGTTGGTACAAAATTCACCGCACAATCAATCTTAAGTGAAGCAAAAATTGCTGCTAGAGACTATAATTATGATAAACTAAATCGTGAAAAATCAGTTTTAATTAAGAATATTAACCACAATTTGTCTGATACAGGATTTTATAACTTTAATATACCTGAATATAAAATGTATGCAACAATACAAACATTATTGAATGATTGGAGAAATACAGGTGCATTAAATCTTGGTCGAATTGCTAAGTATGAAAATTCTATTATGGAATGGCTTGTGAGTGAAAAATCAGCAATTAATTTGGCTGAATGTGTTGATGATAATAGTAATAATTTGGTATTACGATTAATGTTAGAAAAAATTAATAAAAAATATAATTTAAAATTATCAACATTACAAAAAGATATTTTGCGTGAATATGTGTTTACAAATAATATTGATAATTTAAAACAAACATTAAATGAAATAAAAATAAATGCCGATCAAAATATTAATAAATTAAAAAATGAATTTAATGATAATAAATATTTAATAGAAAAGATTGAAAAAGTTTCTAATATATTAAATGAACAAAATCTAAAAGATATTAATGATGAAACAATTATTAAATGTTTTAAATTAATTGAATTAAATGATGTAGTAAATTTCTCGGAGGAAATAAATGTCTAGTGAAACAAAACAATTACTTGTAGATTACCTTGCATTTGAATATACTCCAGATATGATTAGTGAATCAAAGGAAAGCAATAATGGTAAGGTTTTTTTAAAAGGGGTTTTACAAAAATCTGATACATTAAATCAAAATGGAAGAATTTATCCTCGTCCAATATTGGAAAGGGAAATTAGAAATTATCAAAAATTTATTCTTGAAGGTCGAGCATTAGGTGAACTTGATCATCCTGATTCATCTGTGGTTGAATTAAAAAATGCATCACATGTAATAAGGGAAGCATATGTTGAAGGTAATGTTGTGTATGGGACAGTTGAATTGTTAAATACACCTTCCGGTAAAATATTACAAAGTTTGTTAGAATCTGGTGTTACCTTAGGTATTTCATCCAGGGGCGTTGGATCAACAAAAAAAAGTGGTAATCAACAGGTTGTACAGGATGATTTTCAATTAATATGTTGGGACTTTGTTTCTGAACCTTCAACACCTGGTGCATTTATGGTTAAGGAATCAAAAATTCACACATCAGAATTAAACAAAATTTTTACAAAATCAGATCGTATAGATAGGATTTTAAATGACATTATAGATTGGGAATAGTGAGAACATAATATGCCATTAGACAATCCAAAAACACATCCAGGATTCGTACCAGCCTATCAGGTATCTGCAATACCATATGCAACATCATCCGCCGCCGCTGAAGTTGGAAAAGGGCCAGATGATATGGTCGTTGTTGAATTTCCGTATGTAACAAGATTTTTTACAATTACAAATTGGGGTAATCAACATTTGAGTGTTGGTTTTACGCAGCAAGGTCTTCTTGCATCGGGTGGGTATTCTTCATCTTTTGATGGACAAATACCGGCAAATACAGAAACAGATGGTCGTAAAAATTATTTTACTATATTATCAGGTACGACATCACCAAGGTTAGAATTAAGGGTTAAGAAATTATTTTTTGAAGCCCATGCAGGTGGAAAAACCGCATTTAGCTTAGTTGCAGGTTTGACAGGAATACATCCTTCCCAATTCCCGGTTATTACCGGTTCAGATGGATTTCAAGGGGTTGGATAATATGCGATTGAGTAAAAATCAGTTAAAAGGTATAGTCAAGGAATGCTTGGTTGAAATTTTATCGGAAGGTATACAATTAACTGATAATATAGTTGAAAATAAAGCACCTGTAAAAAAGAATTCTCGGAAAAAAAAGAGAAAGAATCAGAATTTTGAAAATAATGTCAATAATACGATAAATACTATGACAAAAGATCCTGTTTTGGCGTCTATTTTTGAGGATACGGCTAAAACTACACTTCAAGAGCAATATAATACTAACGTTGCATATAATCCAGACAGCCCAAATTCTTCTGATATAAATGTGCCAGTAGGTGATATATCTACACAAATTGCAGGTGAACTTGACCCAGGGGAATTACCGGGCGCAGAAAATTGGGCTAAATTAGCATTTATGAAATAAATTCTATAGTAAAGCATATTTATTATTGTATGTAACTGCATAGGAGCGTAATATGAAACGTATTAAAAAGCTTACTCTTAATGAATTAAAGAAAATGGTTCTGAAAGAAAAGGCAAAAATGACTAGTTTTGGTGATGTGCAAAAAACTGAAAAGGTTGCAAAAAAGACAGATGAAGTTGATGCTGATGAATATGCCGATAGTCTTGAGCACAAAATTGATTATTTAAAGGTATTAAAAATTAAAGAAAATAAAATGAGATCTGCTTTATCTAATTTAAGGCGAAAACGACAAAAAATTCTTAGGGATCTGTCGGAGGATAAATAAATGTCTACCATTAAACATCCGGGTGCAATAAAAAATGTTAATGAAGATGAATTTGATTTAGGGTCATCAAGCTCTAAATATATGTCTGAATTATTTCCTAATACACCAGGTGATGGCAAGGTAAATACACCTTCCGGTGCAGAGAAGGAATCCAAGGAATATGCAAAAGAAGCCGCAAAAGAGTTGTTAACAGCCAAGGTAAATATTCAATCATATCCATATGCCGGCGATTTTGCAGATGAACATGATCCAACATTTCCTAATGCACCTGACCCAAGTTTACAACATGAATATGCACCAAATCCAAGGATTTCTGATTTAATTGATGATAATGGTAATTTGGTTGGTGCAGCAACAAAGGATGATGTAAAGCCTGGTAATTACCCTGAATCATATTCAAAAAGGACCCCTTCCAGAGGTTTTGGTGTTGGTAGTGGGCGTTTAAAACCATCTGAATCTTCACTTAAAATAGGTACATTTTTGGTAGATAAAATTAAAAATGAAGAGATTGTTGTTAGCCTTGAAGGTACCGGTGATGGGTCTGGCGCCCAATAAAATAAAAAATGTCTAATTCAAATTATGATTTATTAAGGGAATTCTTGGCCTGGAGTATAAGTTCTTACGGTGGTTATGAACTTGGATCAAAAACAGCAGGTAAAATAGATAGGCCGTCATTAAAGGCATCCAATACATTCCCATATGTAATAAAAAATCCTGATTTAGATGATGATATTGAAGAAGATGATGATATTATTGATGATATAGGCGATAAAATTCATTAAAAATTAAAATTTATGTGATTTTTATATTTTGTCTAATATTTATTGTTAGTAATGTCTGAGGAGTGTTATGCAAACCAAGTCAATATTTGAAGAAGCGTTAGCTGATGCAAGGCAACTTAAAGAGGTTGCTGAGCAGAATGCAAAGAATGCAATTATTAATGCAGTTACACCAAAAATAAAACAATTAATTGAAATGCAGCTGGGAATTGATATAGTTAATGAAGTAAATGAGGGTGATGAAGTAAATGATGATGATCTATTATTAAATTTATTAAACCCAGATACAGAAGGTGATGTTAACCACCCAGAACAATATGTTCACCACGGCCGTGAAGCTGATGCAGAAGAAACAAATCCTACACCTGGGTTTGAAGATGGTGAAGAAAAATTTGTTCTTTCACGAGAATCACTTGAATCATTAACATCGTTAGTATATGAAAAAGCTACTGACGAATTAAAAGAAAATAATGATAGCATTGAATTACAGGTTTTAAGGGCTAGTAATGATACAATAAAATTTAAAAATGCATGTGTAAATTTATATGAATCAGGCAGGAAAATTAATTGCAAGAAATATAATGAACGTATACGTCAAAAAAGAAGCAAACTATTAAATTTATATAAAAAATTAGAAGAAAATAATCATAAATTTAATAAAAATAAATTTCAACTTTTAAAGGAAAAGTTGGAAACAACCAATCATTTATTAATGAAATCCTATGATAAACGGATCAATAGAGTTCAAAAAAGGCTAGATAAGCTAACTGAAATCGCTACTAAATTGAATAACAATGAAGTGGGGAGTAAAGTGAACGCTAAATTCCGTCGTGGTATTGGCAATCTATATACTGAAGCTGTTGGGCTTGAAAATAAAACAAATATTAATACAAAAGAAGTTACAAAGCTGCAGGATAAGATTTTAGAACTCTATAATCTAGTAAAATAAGGAGAAAATTATGAGTAAGAAGTATAGTCTTTTATCAGAAAAAGACGTAACATTAAAATTATCAGGTGTTCCAGATGAGGTTGAACTTGATGATCTTGGTATTGAATTAGTTGCTGATGAAGAAGCTGGAGAAGGCGAAGAAGGCGAAGGCGAACCTGAAGGTGATGTTGAAGGCGATGTTGAAGAAGATCTTGAGGCAGAACTTGCGGAATTATTTGGTGAAGATGATGATACAGCCGATGAGACATATGCCGAACAAGATGATGCAGCCGATGAAGGCGGTGATGATGTTGCTGAATTCTATGAGTTTATGGAACAAGATGATGATGCAGCCGATGAAGGCGATGATGATGTCACTGAATTCTATGAGTTTACAGAAGGCGATGATGATGAAGCCGATGAAGGCGATGATATGGATGAGGTTGTTGAAATTGATGAAAATATGTTACGTCAAGAACTTCGAAGAATGAAGAAGCTATTTGAAGGCGATGGTGTTTCTGATTTCGGTGGTGGTTCAGTTGAACAAAAAGATATTTATAAAACACAAATGAATAAACATGATGCTCTCAAAGCTCGTGTTGTTAAAGAGGTACGCAAAAATCGTACTCTAAACCGTCAGTTGAAGGCACATCAAGTCGCCTTGAATCAACTGCGCAAACAATTATCAGAAATGAATTTGTTTAATGCTAAATTGCTTTATGCGAATAAGCTCTTACAAAATGAGAATTTGACTAAGCATCAAAAGCTTAATGTCATTAAATCTCTTGATAAGGCACAGAGCTTGCGTGAAGCAAAGTTGTTGTATAGAGGTTTATTGGAGTCAATTGGTGATTCCGGTAAGAAGTCACTTAATGAGTCTTCAAAGCAAAGAGTACGAGGTTCAGCTTCTCGTTCAACGAAGTCGGGTAACGCAAATGGCGAACAAACCGCACGTTGGGCAGAGCTTGCTGGTCTTCTATAACAAATATAAGTTTTTAAGGAGTATAAAAAAATGTCAAAACAATTTAGTTTAGAACATCTAACAAAAGATATTAGAGAACGACACATTGGAAATTCCTCTGGTCGTTTAGTTGAAAAGTGGTCTAGGACTGGTCTTTTAAGAGGCCTTGAAGGTGTTAATCGTGAAAATATGTCACGTTTACTTGAAAACCAGGCAGCCCAACTTTTACGAGAGCAAAATGCTCTATCAACCGGTGCTGCTTCAGGTACAAGTTCTGGGCAGGTCACTGGTTTTACAAATATTGCATTTCCAATTGTACGTCGTGTTTTTGGTGGTTTGGTTGCAAATGAGTTAGTCTCACTACAGCCAATGAGTTTACCTTCAGGTCTTCTCTTCTACCTTGATTATACGTATGGTACAAATGTTGGTGCTGATGTAAGTACGGCAGGGGCGCTTGGAACATCCCAGGCTGCCATATATAGTGCTGGGCAATCAATCTATAACAATCCAAGTGGTAGGGGTGTCCAGAGTGGATCACTTGCTGCTGGTGGTATGTATGATCTCGTTGGCACAGGTTACACCAAGGTGCATTCAACAGCTAGTGCATCTAGTTGGCAATTATTGGCGTCTGGTGCGTATCAGGGTTCAACAACGTTGCAGGATGGTAAAACACTTCATGCAACAGGCAGTGATGGGCGATTGGTTGATTTCGATGCACAGGTTACTGATGCAATTGAAGCAGATACAACCGGTGCTGGTGAAGGTAAATTCCAGTTCTTGATCTGGGATGTTACAAATATGCCATCTGATCTTGATCTTTCAAATTTCAAGCAGATTGGTATATACAAAGAAGATAGGCAAACTGTCGGAGCTACAGGTATTGGCGTCTTTTCTGCCAGCCACCAGGCCGGACAGAATCTTCATAACCTCCGCCGCCTAAATCAATTAGGTACATATTCTGCTGGTAAGTTTACTGTTAATCCGCTTGTGACCACGAGTACATCCAATGCGGCACTTTTGACTGTTGTTACAGGTGCACTTTTGGGTACATGGTCTGGTGCTTCTGCATCAACTAGTGGTTTGTCAGGTTCTTATGTTGTATCCCCAACTCTTAATGTTGAGAGTGGTGTTGGTTCAGCACTTACGGTTCCAAGTTTCGAATCAAACTTTGCAGTTGGTTCTGACCCACAGCCGTTGATTCCTGAAATTGATATCAAAGTTGAATCAATCGCAGTTACAGCAACAACCCGTAAGCTCCGAGCCCGTTGGTCTCCGGAACTTGCGCAAGACTTGAATGCATATCACAGTCTTGATGCTGAGGTTGAACTTACCCAGATTCTTTCTGAGCAGATTGCACTTGAAATTGATCGTGAGATTCTTAATGATCTCTTGACTCAGGCTAATGGTGCTAATTTATTCTGGTCGCGTGCACCAGGTAAATTTGTAAATAAAGAAAGTGGTAACCAGGTTACTCGGGCAACTTCACTTCACCCAGGTCCCCAATTTACGGGTACTGTCCGTGAGTGGTATGAGACTCTTGTAGAGACTATTATTGATTGTGCTAATACAATTCATCGTAAGACCCTGCGGGGATCTGCAAACTTTATTGTTGTTAGCCCTGACGTGGCAACTATCTTAGAGTCTTCGGTTCTCTACAAACCAAATTATTCACTTGATGGTAATGGTCAAGTTAGTAATCCAATGACAATGGGCGCTGAAGCAATTGGTACTGTTTCTAATCGCTTTACGGTTTACAAGGATCCATATTTCCCACGAAATAAAGTCCTTGTTGGTTTCAAGGGTGGTAGTTATCTTGAGACAGGTTATGTTTATGCACCGTACGTGCCATTGATCGTCACTCCTACTATCTTCGCTCCTGAGGACTTCACCCCAAGAAAGGGTGTTATGACTCGATATGGTAAGAAGATGGTGCGATCCGACTTCTATGGTACAGTTACTGTAATGGATCTTAGTGTTATCTAGTCTAATATAGTAATAATTTACTACCAACTTTAAGGCAGGCCACTTTGTGGCCTGCCTTTTTTATTAAAATGATAATTAATTTAATCATATCATAATATATATGAATAGGCCCAGTCCAATATAATCAGCCGATACCGCCGGTGGATTGGAAGCTTGCGGACAAAAGGAGAAAGATTATGCCTAAAGTAAAAATTAACAATAAAAAAGGTTTAGTTCAAGAAGGTGGATCAGGAGTTGATCTTGAAGTTTCACCAACACTGTCAACTCACACGCTTTCAAAGGCAACGACATTGACCCAGGGTGGCTTTTATATTCTGTCTGCATCAGATGGTCAGACAGCTGTTACATATACAATGCCAGCAGCTTCAAAAAATCCAGGTTCTATGTTTATTTTCCGTATTGGTTCAGCAGATGCCCATGTTTTGACTGCTTCAACTGTTGCAGCCACCGCTGGTACATTCCAAGGTGGTTATACCGGATTAACAGCAGGTGATGCAGCATCTGGTGATAGTCTTACATTTCCTGCCGTTGTTGGATGTTCTGTCGCAATGGTAAGTGATGGTAGACAATATCTGTTGTTAAATGGTAGTGGTTCTTTAACCTTTGCTGGCTATCCTCACTAAGATATTTTTTTGATCTTATTAATACAATAAACAATAAATTATTAAGGAGCTATATATGCCAACACAGAAATCTACTAAAGACAGCAAATTATCATCATTGAAAAAAGCTGTTACATCTAAAAAACAAACAGAAACTGTAAAGACTGTTAAAAAAACTAAATCAACTAATACACAAAAGGTTGATGGTATTTTTGAGTCAGGTGATATTGTTTTATATTCCAAGAATGGTAAACCTATTCAAAAATGTAAAGCGGTTGTAACTACCGGTAAAGATGTTATAACTGCAATTGTTCTTGAAGGTGGTGGCCAAAAGGGTAAACTTAAAACGTTGGAACCTGGGCGAACAACTCACTATCGAGGCGAAAAAATACCAAATTAAACGCTTTTATATGTTGCCATTCTGGCCGAAGTTCTATATTTATAGATAAATTAGGAATTAAACTTGGGATTTTAGAATGGCAACATTTGCAAACACAACTAGTCCAACCCCATTTGGGTTTTTCGATTCAGATTCTGCATTTCAGTCAGAAGCAGATAGTATTATAACATTTGTAAAACGCTCTTTAGGCGATGATATATTATCTGTTGAGTTAACAAAAAAACAAATTTGGATGTGTTTTGAACGATCATTTCTTGAATTCGGATCAGTCGTAAATCAATATCAGGCACGTTCTAATCTTACATCACTTATCGGAATGTCTACAGGTAGTTTTGTTTCTGGTTCAAAAGAAGTTGGGCCACACGGAAAGGAACAATTAGTTCCTAGAAATACACTACAATTTTTAGGTCGTCAGGCAGAACCATATGCAATGGAAGCTGGTCTTGGTGGCTCATATAACATGATATCTGGTTCAATTGAGCTTGAAGATAATAGACAGGATTATGATTTACATACAGAGTTAAAAGATGCGGATGAAAATGTAATATTTGATACCCAAGATTCTGGTAAAAAAACAAAGATGAAAATAAGTGAAGTATTTCACTTTTCACCACAAGCTAATTTTAGATATTTTGGTTCAACATCAGGTGTAAGTTATCTTGCAAATGAATTTGAATTTGAATCATTTACTCCGGAAACTATTTTTTATGTATTACCTGTGTTTGAAGATATTTTACGTGCAAGCCAAATGGATATTTCTGCACGTGTACGTAGATCAAATTATTCATATAAAGTCATAGGTACCAAGATTAGGGTTTTCCCTACACCAACAAACACAGGTAGGATTAATCCACCAAAAAAATTGTATATTCGAGTATTACTCGCCCCAGATCCATTTTCACCATCATATGATGATAATACAATATATGGTGTTACTGATTTGTCTAATATACCATATGGTAATTTAACATTTTCAAAGGTTAATAGCATAACTCGTCAATGGGTTAGAAATTATGCCTTTGCATTATGCAAAGAATTATTAGGTTTAATACGCAGTAAATTTAGTAATGTACCAATTCCAAATGCTGAATTAACATTAAATGGTGATGCATTAGTAACACAAGGTCGAGAAGATCAAACAAATCTTAAAACAGAGCTTAAAGAAATGCTTGAAACAATGACATATGACAAGTTGATTGAAATGGATGCATTAAAAGCAGAAAATATGCAAAAACAATTAAAATTTATACCAGTACCTAATGGTGCTGCTATTACAATGAATTAGGGGGTTTAAAGGTGTCTCGGCTATTTATAACACCAAGAGAAGTTGATTTTATTAGTGATCTAACAAAAGAACTCTACAAGGATGTGTTGGGTCATAAGATATATTATTATTCAATTTCAGTTACAAAATCAAAAATAAATGAATTATATGATGAAGCAATTGAAAAAGTATTTGAAACGCCAATTGAAATAGAAGCAATGATTGAATGGAATCCTGAAGAAGTAACGACGAATTTATTTGGTACGGAAGAAAAAACTAGGTTAACTGCATTTATTCATGTAAGGGATGTTATTGATAAAGGTATTCAATTATCTGAAGGTGATTTCTTTAGTTTTGGTGAGAAGTTTTTTGAGATTACAACATTTACTGTAACGAGCAATGTATTCGGCCAAATTGAACATCCGGTTGGTTATAAATTAGAGGGTCGTGAAGCACGCCGTGGGCAATTTGTATCAACTGTATTTGGGCCAACAAATGAAAAATACACTGATGAGAATGCTGTTCAGGATACCTTTGTACAACAACGTGGTGAACGTATGAATCGTGAAGGTGAAACCGGTGATAAACGTGCACTACAGGATAAAGGTGTATTGGAAGCACCAATTACGGGTCCAAAGACTGTTTCGCCACAAGGAACAACCACAAAGGCTGGTAGTTCATTTTATGATGAGGAATAAAGAAAATGTCACGTGATCGTATAATAACTGATGCGACAGATAGACAGTCTGCTGATACATCTGTAACTAGGGAATTAGTGGGACAGAATGTACCTACTGATTTTTCAATAGCCCCTGTTGGTATAGAAGATATTGATCGTGCAGTGTTTGAGATTTTTGATAAACAAATTAAACATGAAATTTTTGTTGATGGTGAACCAATTCTTAATGATGGCCCAGGCAATGTACAAAGAGTACCAGTTATATTTGCAACAGGTGAAAGATTTGCACTGGTCAAGAGAAAACGACCGGTTCGTGATAAAAATGGTCAGATTATTTTACCTTTAATATCAATCAGGCGTACTGGGTTTGAACAAGGTGTTGGTTTTGGTAGGGGTGTTGCACAAGATACAGGTGGTTTTAAGATAAAAAGACGATTATCAAAAAGTGATAGAAAATACCAATTGGTATTGAATAAACTTGGGATTAAAAACCAGGATAATCTTGCAAATGATAAAAATTTTGGTGATTTTCACAACAAAAAAGATTCACGTCCGGATAGAATTGCAAGTAGAAGAAGACAAAAATCGAGTGTTCGAGTACACTCGGGGAATCTGTTTAATACGGAACTACATAACAATATATTCGAAGTCATTGAGATACCCTTTCCGCAGTTCTATGATGTTAAATATGAGATTATGTATTGGTCACAGTATACCCAACATATGAATATTATGCTTGAACAATTATTTTCAGCATACCGAGCCCAGGGTAATCAATTTAAATTAACAACCGACAAGGGATATTATTTTATTGGGTTTATTGGTGATTCAATTAGCCCACAAGATAATTTTCAAGATTTTTCTAATGAGGAAAGAATTATACGACATTCTTTTGAAATAACGGTACCAGGATATTTAATAGCACCAAAAAATCCAGGTGATATGGTATCACTTAGGAGTTATATGTCGGCACCACAAATAAATTTTGAGATGTTTGAATTAAAACCTAGCAGGGTACCTGTACAACGAGAAAAGCGTTCAGCCGTTGGTACAGGTGATATTGATAAATTTACATTAAGTGATGTATATGCTATGGATAAACACGGTAATATAATTGACGAGAACAGATTTGAACCACAATATACTCGGGTTTCGTATGTTGATCCAGTTACTTCTGAGAAAAAAAGTAAATTGGTACGTGTAAAAGATAGGAATCAACGTAAGGGTGAAACAATTATTGATGCGAGTGAATTAATTGATATGGACGAATTTTCATAATTAGATTATGTATATGATAATCATTCTTTTTAAGTTTTTTCAAGTTTAAAAGCATAATTATATAGTAGATAGTAGGGTAAGGAGCAACTAATGGCAAAGGAACAGACTTTTAATTCACCAGGTTTTTTCGAAAGAGAGATTGACCTATCAGGGCGTAAAGAAGAACCACTAGGGGTAGCATGTGGTATTGTCGGTACCGCGAAACGTGGTCCTGCATTTGTACCCGTAACTGTTGGATCATTTGATGATTTTGAATCTAAATTTGGTGGTTTAGATTCTACACGATTTGGACCGTATGCAGTTGAGAAATTTTTTGAAGCAAAAACAGGTCCATCAGCAGTAACATATGTGAGAGTACTTGGCGCCGGCGCAAATTCAACTACTACAGATTTTAAAAATACAAGAAATAAAGGCATTGTTAAGAGTGCAGGTTTTAAGGTTGCAGGTACTGCTAATACTGATTATAGTGGGCATACAGGTGTTGCACAATTCCTAGTTGCCCGTCACTTTGTAAGTGCTTCTGAGGCACACTGTAATCCAGAATTTACGGATAATAATAGTTTTTTCCAAGGAAATCACTCCGACAAGAATCAAGTTCATCTTGTTAGGGCAGTATTATTCACGGCTAGCGGTACGAGATTTCAGGTAACAAGTTCTGGTTATAATATGTCTAATTATGATCCATCTCCTGCCAACGACCAAGCAAAACATCATAATTATAACCTTGCATCCCCCGCTGCTACAGATAATGATTATTATAAAGAAGGTGAATTCCTGCTTATACTATCGTCATCAGCAAATGGAACGTGGAAAGAGGGTTCTGGCGCAAATGTTAAAAATGGTCTTAGGGTTTTAACCGCATCACTCAACCCGGCAAGTCCAAATTATGTTTCACGTATTCTTAATACTGACCCATCTAGGTTTAATAAGGAAGAACACCTATTATATGCGGATTTTGCAGTTGAACAGGAAGTGGCGGCAGTTGATACTACACTTTATAATAATGAAGCCGGTGACCACCACCGTGGTGCATTTTCTGTAGCACTTTGTTCAGGTTCTGCAGGAACTTCTAGTACATCAGGTCATACTACTTTAACGTGGCGTGAGGCATATGGGCGATTTGATACAAGGTATACAACTGCCAGAACAACAATGTTTATATCGCAACCTTACGGTAAAAAAGAATATGATTTATTCTACCTGGAGGCACTTGATGATGGTGCATATCCTAACGAAAAATACAAGTTATCTATATCAAACATTCAGGCCTCAACGGATCCAAATGATCCTTATGGCACTTTTACTGTTGAAGTTCGTGATTTTTATGACACGGATAGAAATACCCAAATTTTAGAATCATATCCTAAGTGTAATCTCAATGCAGGTTCAGATCAATATGTTGCAAAAGTGATTGGTGATAAAAAAGCATATTTTAAATTTGATGCTGAAGATGAAGATGAACGTAGATTGGTTACAACAGGCAAATACCCGAATAAATCATTAAGGATTAGGGTTATTATGAGTGATGAGTACACAAACGGTGCAGTTCCATTAACTGCGGTGCCATTTGGCTTTAGGGGTGTACCAACGTTATTAACAAATACAGGTTTGTCTGATGATAAAGCCTCCCCAGGTGGAATCCGTCTTGGGATGTATGTTTCTGGGTCACGGGTATCTGAATCACCAGCTGGAATCTATAATCATTCATTAACTGGTTCAATTGTACCTCCGTTACCCTTTAGGGTAAAGTGTACTAGAGGCCAATGGCTATCTGATCTTACGGCAGATAAAGCCAATCCTTCAGGCATGCTAGGTGATCCCGGACCTACGGAAACACATGATAAACGCCTATATTGGGGTGTTAAATTTGAACGTGTTCCAATTAGTGGTAGTGATACTGACGGAAAATTAAAGAATGCTATTTTATCCCCAAATGAAGGAACTTTACCAAATGCCTGCGTTTCGGCATATACAAAATTCCTAGGTATTAAAAAACTTGATGTATTAGTAACAGGTACAAAGAAGGATGAATTTAATAATAATAAATTCACACTTGCCAGGGTTGCACTTGGTAACTTAAATCTTGATGATATTACCGGTTCAGCTGACCAACATATGTTAGAAGCATCCTATCATAGAAATGGTACTGTACATCCAACAAAATATACGATTACAGATGATATTGATACAGAGGCTAATAAATTAACGTTTGCAGCAATATTGCAAAGTGGATCAGTTAATACATTTAATAGATTTAGGGATTATGCTAAATTTAATACGATTTTTTACGGTGGTTTTGATGGTGTTAATATCTTAGATAAAGATGCGGCAAAACTTAATGATAGGGCATCTTCAACAGTCGATGGTGGTAATGCTTATGCTTCGAGGGCTGCATATTCTGGATTGTCGGCAAATGTTGAAGGAGTAGGCATGAAAAATAATGCTGTTGCATCCATTAAATCAGCAGTTAATCTTATAACAGAAAGAACATATGTTGACGTTAATATTGTGACAATCCCTGGCATACGTGAAAAAAAGATAACTGATTATGCATCACAACGTGTTAAGGATTATGCATTAGCATTCTATATTATGGATATGCTAAGTTATGATAAGGATGATACGAGGTTATACACAGATTCAAAGAATCGACCGGATGTCAAGAAAACAGTAAATCAATTTGCAAATCGTGGAATTGACAATAATTATGTTGCAACATATTTCCCAGATGTAACAATTGTTGATAAGGAAAATGGTGATAGACGTGTTAAGGTACCTGCCTCAATTGCAGCTCTTGGCGCAATTTCATTCAATGATGCAAATAAATTCCCGTGGTTTGCCCCTGCCGGTTTTAATCGTGCATCACTAGATTTTGTAACAAATGTTAGAACACGGTTAAATGCAACAGATAGAGATGATTTGTATCTTGAAAGAATTAATCCAATTGCAACATTCCCCCGTCAAGGATTTGTAATCTTTGGGCAAAAAACATTACAGCATGCAAAATCTGCACTTGATAGGGTTAATGTTAGAAGGTTAATGATTGAAGTTAAGAGATTGGTTATAAATATTGCCAGAAGTTTTGTTTTTGAACAAAATACCCCTTCAACCCGTGCAAGATTTGTGAATAGGATTGTTCCAATTTTAGCATTAATACAGGCAAATGCAGGTATAGAGAATTTTAAGATTGTTATGGATGATTCAAATAATTCACAAGAAGACATTGAAAACAATATTTTAAATGGTAGAATAGTCGTTGTACCTACCAGAGCAGTAGAATTTATAGCAATTGATTTTATTATAACAAATGCGGGCGTAGAATTTGTATAGGATATATTTAATTGTAGATAAGGTAATGAATTTAGGAGTGTGAGTATGCCAACAAAGGTATTTAAAAGTCCAGGAGTTTTTGCTAGTGAAATTGATGAATCACAACCCACATCTGAAACGATTCAAGGTGTCCCAGCCGGCGTTATAGGAACGTCCGAGACGGGACCTGCATTTGTTCCGGTGACAGTTGGTAATTTGGCTAGTTTTAAAGCTGTATTTGGTGATGTTAGAACAACAACAAATATTAATTTTTATGGTGCTATGGCAGCAGGTGAATATTTACGAAATGCAACAGCACTTACATATCTCAGGGTAATGGGTGTTGGTGATGGTAAAAAGAATTTAACTAGTGATGATACGTCTGTATCAGATCCAGAAAATAGAGTCCTCGCCGGTGGTGTAAAGGATGCTGGATTTATAGTTGGTGAACGCCAACCAGTGGATAACGGTAACCTTGGGGATAATACATATGCAACCTCTAACGGTGATAAGGGCAGGACATATTTCCTAGGTTGTTGGTTGTCAGATTCTGTAGGTTCATCACTATTAAGGGACCAGGGACAATATGATTTCTTCTGGGAAGATCCACCTGGCGAGACAACAAACGAAATGACATGTTCCATACCAATTATACGTGGTGTGTTGATGGCGGCTTCTGGTGTTATACCAAGATTATCATCCACACTCCCAAATTGGTCATTAAAAGCTCTTGCAGTTGATGCTCATAATTTTGGGCAAGGTAATTCACCCACTCCAACGTTAACCGGTAGTACATTAACACTTGCTGGTGATGTTAATCCACAAATTGCAGGTAAGATGTCGGGTACTGTTCAATTAGCTGACGGCGGTGCATCATTTCAATTAATATTAAATGGTTTTCAAGGTGAAGATGCAACTGATTTTGATGACAAGATTCTTAGTTGTTCATTTAATGATAAGGATGCAAATTATTTCCCGAAAGTTCTTAATACCGTACCGAAAGATTTTCAAAAGACAGGCCACCTTTTATATACATGGTATGATATACCAACGGCTTATGCAGCGGTTACAGGTAGCGGGATAATGCGAATTGAGGCCACAAATTATAATGGTGCCTCTGGCTCACATGAAAATATTGCATTTTTAATGACAGGTGCCTTAGCAAGAAACGCAGGTAGCACAACAGTACCAAACTATGAAGGATTTACTGATAGATATAAACATGCAAAATCACCGTGGTTTGTATCACAAAAATTTGGTGGTATTCATCATAAATTATTTAAAGTACATCAACTTGATGACGGTGCTAATTCTAATCCTATTGCAAAATTATATGGTTATAGTGACAAATATAAGATTTCAATTACTGCCTTAAATAAAGCTGCAAAAACATTTTCCCTTCAGCTTAGAAGGTTTGAGGATTTAGATAGTGTAAAACCATTACAGCAATATAGAAATCTAAGCTTAGATCCAAATAATGCAAGGTTTGTAGGCAAAATTATTGGTGATACATATGTGTATTATGATTTTGATCAGGCGGAAAATTCACAAAAAATAGTTGTAGAAGGTAATTATCCCAATACTTCAAGGTTTATACGACTTGAATTAGCTGAAGGATTGTTAAATGGTGAAGTACCGATAACAGCGCTGCCATTTGGCTTTACAAGTATTGATCACTTGTATACGTCTGGTGCACTTTCGTGGAACGAGGATTGGTCTACACTTCATTCAGCGTCAGATGGAGATGCCCATCAAGCCGGTGCATATAAAGGAACCACCATTGTTGATATGTTGAAATCTGCAAGGATTCCAGGTATACCTTTTAGGGAGAACCTTAGGACGGTAAAATTATCTGATGCAAATGATAGTAATTTTGATTTGAATTATTATTGGGGTGTACAGGTTCATCGAAAAGCAAAGGTTGAACAACCAAATGCAGCAACAGCAACCGGTGATCAAAATTACACAGCAATTGATGCAACTGTAAGATCATATACAAAGTATTTCCCAAATTTTGCCTCCGCAAATAAGAATGTATTAGTTGAAGATACTGCGGAATCAACATCGACAGCATTTGGCAAAAATTACTTTACATTAGAAAATATTCAGGTTCCAACTGGGTCTGACGGCAAAGCGGATCATAAAAACGTTTACTTATGGAAGTATGTAAGAGACGGTAATGTATCAACTAATGGTAGTAAATCATTTGATCTTGATGATCTTGACCTTGCAAGTAATGTAAAATTTGCTAAATATACAACAATTATGCAGGGTGGGTTTAATGGTGTTAATGTATTTGATACTAATATGCGTGATTTAACAAATGCCACAATTAAACATGAAATGGATAATGCTTCAACCCGTGGTGGAAAAAATGGTCGAACAGTTTCTGCATACAAAAAAGCATTAGACGTTATTGGTAATACAGCGGATGTTGATATTAAATTACTTGCAATACCAGGTATTAGACATGCAGTGGTTACTGATGATGCAATAAATACTGTTGAAGATAGATTTGATGCAATGCTTATACTTGATGTTGAAGAAAGAGATGATATGGACACTGTTGTAACAGGTTCTAAACAAAAACCAAATGTAAGTGTTAAAAATACAGTGAAGTCATTTAGGAATCGTGCACTTGATACAAATTTTGCTGCTGCATATTTCCCAGATATTTCGTTGAATGTGTCTGTGTTTGATCAAAAACTTAAAAAATCGGTATCAACAATTATTGATTATGTCCCACCAACGGTCGCAGTACTAGGCGCATATGCACGAAATGATTTATTAGGTCATCCATGGTTTGCACCTGCAGGTACTAATAGAGGCCAATTGGAAAAGGCTACCGATGTTAATGTTAAGATGAATGATAAAAATAGAGATGATTTAGCAAGCGTTGATATTAATGCAATTGTGCAACAAGCTGGTGATGAGGTACCAATTATATTTGGGCAAAATACCTTGCAAACAGCAAATACGTCACTTGATCGTGTTAATGTTAGGCGCCTGTTAATTGAGATTAGGCGTGAAGTTAAACGTATTGCAAATCGTTTACTTTTTGAACCTAATAGGGCATCTACACTTGCAAGATTCTCTTCACTAGTGAATCCTATTTTGGCTGATATTCAGGCAAATGCGGGTGTTGATAGATTTAAAGTTATTATAGATACAACGACAACAACACAAGCTGATGTTGAAAATAATACAATACGTGGTAAAATATTTATTCAACCAACACGTACTGCAGAATTCATTTCATTAGATTTTGTTGTTACAAATACAATACAGGAATAAAAATGTTTTTAATATTTGGATTAAAATTGCAGGTGGTTAATAATTATGATAAGGATAGGAGGAATGTAAATGGCTGAGATTCTTACCGTTGAACAAATGTTGCCAAATAAATTTGAGCCTAAACGAAAGTTTAGATGGATTATGGCAATTGAAGGTGTTGATGCATATTTGATGAAAACTTCCGCAAGACCACAAATGACTTTCGAGGAAATTACCCTTGATTTTATTAACCATAGAAGATATTTGGCTGGTAAACATTCATTTGCAGATTTAGCGGTTACACTTTACGACCCAATTGCACCATCTGGTGCACAACAAGTAATGGAATGGATTAGATTAAATTTTGAATCTGTTTCAGGTCGTAGTGGTTATGCTGATTTTTATAAACGTGATATCCAATTAAAGTTATTGGATCCAGTTGGTACAGTTGTTGAATTATGGGACATTAAAGGTGCTTGGTGTAAAGACATTAACTTTAATGATTTGGATTACGCAGCAAATGAAGCTACGGAAATCGCACTTACCGTAAGATATGATAACTGTGTATTACAATATTAATATTAATATTAAAATCTAAACAATAACCTATAAACTACTATTCTCCTACCCATACACGGGTAGGAGAGAAATTCTTTTAATCAATATAAAATAAATAAAACATTAATTCTTAAACAGAAATTTACATTCATCCCATATTGTATAAAATTTTTTATATTAAACTTTTAAGGAGATAATAATGTCAGAAGTTCGTGAATCTAATACTGTATTCGCTGATAATAAACATGAAGATAGATCAGCAATGCCGGGACCAATTCCACAAAAATCAAAAGATGATTTTGGTTTTGACATTCCAATTGAATCAATTCCATTACCATCACTTGGTAAGGTTTACCCATCCAGTTCTGCACTTTGTAATAGGGAATCGGTTGAGATTAGGGCCATGACGGCAAAGGATGAAGATATTTTAATGTCTCGTGCCTATATTAAAAATGGAACTGTAATTTCAAAATTACTTGAATCTTGTATTGTTGATAAAGATGTAAAAGTAACAGAGATGTTATCAGGTGATAGAAATGCACTTATGATTGGTTTAAGAACAATTGGTTATGGTGCAGATTATCGTGTTGAAGTAGAGTGTCCGGAGTGTGAACATAGAAATACGGCTGAGTTTGATTTAACAAATGTTCCAATCAAGCCATTGGATATTGAGCCGGTTGATAGTGGGGAAAATGTATTTGAATTTACATTGCCCGTGACAAAACATAAAATAGAATTTAAATTTTTAGCAGGTGGTGATGAGGAAGAGATTTCAAAAACACAGGAACGCAAGAAAAAGAAAGGCTTTGTTGCGGAATCAGTAGTTACAACACGATTGCTTTACAATATTGTTTCTGTTAACGGTGATTCTAATCGTACAAAGATTGCACAATACACAAGAAATATGTTGGCCAGAGATTCACTGGCGCTACGAAAGTATGTTGATAAACATGAACCAGGTGTTGAATTATCTGATTATATGACATGTGCCGCTTGCGGAGAGGAGTCCAAGGTGAATATTCCCCTTGGAGCATCGTTTTTTTGGCCTGACACCGAATGATAGAGAACACCAGCTAGAACAGATATTTTTATTAATATACTATGGTGGACTTACGTATACAGAATGCCGTTTGATGCCAATTAGTTATAGGGATTGGTTTTTGAAAAGAATTGGCGCGGAAATTGATAAATCCCAAGGTAATCAATCAAAGGCAATACACCAAAATACCCCAGAAGTAAATACGCTTACAGGTAAACATAGGCCAAATCCACCATCTAGGCTAAGACGGTTTACATAATAAAAACCCCTTTATTTAAATGATTTAGTGAGTAACAATATATTTAGATTATGGGATTAATTTATGATTGATGATTCAAAAAAATACAAAAAAATAGAGAGTGTTGAGAATATTTTTTATGAAGGTATTCTAAACTGCCTTGAAACAGGTAGCGCAGGGTTTGGTATAAGGGGAGATAACAATAAAATCAAGGCACTTAAGAGTGCATTAAATTCTTCAAAAGATTTTTTAAATGAATTAAATTCCAATAATACTTCACTACAATTAATAATGGAAAAATTGAAATATAAAAATAAATGTGTACGTGAATTTGAAAATATTACAGGTCTTGACTGGCCTCTATAAGGCTTAATATCAGTGAACAATTATGGCAAAAGATGATCTAGGCAAAAACGCTCAGTTTCAACGAGAAATAAATAAATTATTAGCAGCTCGTTTAGAAATGTTACGTGAAATGGATGAAATTTTACGTAGTCAATCAGATCTATCTGAAAAAATGCGTGAAACCCTTGAAGATACTGATGTTGGGGCTTTAGAGGATCAATTTGGGGATTTACGTGGTGCAATTTCAGATGCAGCTGATGAAGCAGAAAGACTAGATGGTGCAAAATCTGGCGGTGGTTTATTTGGCGCGAAACAACAGTCACAAGGATTTTTCTCTGGAGCAAAGTCCGGATTTAAGAGTATGACTGGTTCAATTGCCAAGGCAGCCATGTCTGTTGGTAAACTTGCATGGAGCATTGGCAGTAAATTACTCAGTGTTGTTAAGGGAACCATCGGTATGGCCTGGAAATTATTTAAAGGCCTAGCAGGTATAGTTTGGGGTGTAACAAAGTCAGTATTATCATTGGCTGCTTCACTTACAAAGGTTGCGGCCACAATGGCAGTTGGTATTCTATCAGTACCCTTTAAGATATATAAAGGTCTCATTGCTGAGGCAACACAGGCCGGTGGTGGCTCACAATATGCAATTGCAAAACAAAATATAGTTAAGGCGTTCGGTAATCTAGCTGGTGAGTTATCTACAAGTGTTTTCAAGGGTTGGAAAGGTATGCGAAAATCATTAAGTCGCTTTGGCCGGTCCGCCGGTGAATCACTTGATGAGTTCAGGGAAAGGGTGGCAGAAGGTTTAGGACCTACATTATATGGGTTAAGAGATCAAGTCAAAGATAATGGTGATCAATTTTATGCGCTTGTTATGGGTTTAAACCTAAGTAAGGAGGCAACCGCAGGTCTTGGTGCACGCATGCTTTCTTCAGGAAAGTCAATAGGCCAAATGAGTGTTGAGGTCACGAAACTAGCAAAGACATTTTCGTTTATTACAGGTAGTTTTAAGGTCATGGGTAAAATGATCATGGAGGCTGCTGGTGACTTCAAAAACTTTGGTACATTGAGTATTGAAGCCATTGCCAAGTCAACGGCCTATGTAACCGCTCTAGGACTTGAGATGAAGGAAGTCCTAGGTATATTGGATGCATTTGATGATTTCCCTGATGCTGCAAAGAAAGTTTCACAATTATCACAGGCATTTGGTATGCATGTTGATGTACTTGAGATGATGAATGCCCAGGATCCTGCATCTAGGTTTGATGCGCTTAGAAAATCATTCCTTGCAACCGGTAAGAGTGTACAAAACCTTACACGACAGGAATTAAAGTTATTGGCCGCACAGACCGGTGTCAGTGAAAAGGCAATTAAAGTTGGATTCTCCCAAAAGAACCAAGGTTTAACACTTGATCAGGTAAACAAGAAAGCGGCAGAAGGTAAGAAAAAGACACTATCACAGGCCGAGGCAATGGAAAAACTTGCCAAGGCAATTGAACGCATGGTGAAATCTGGGTCACGTCAAGGTGGTATCTTTGCAAACTTCTTACGTGGCTTTACTGTTGGTGTAAAACGCAGTAAAGAAATGAGAAAAATGTTTAGGGATATCCGCAAAATTATTAGGGTTGCATATAGGGCAGGAAAGAGGTTAGGTAAACTATTCGTAGCAATCTTTCCAGGTGTTAAGGAATTTCTCAGCGGATACCAGGGTTTATTTAATGTAGGACGTTGGAAAAAGGCATTCCGTTCACTTGATGATGTTTTTAGAAGATATGCGGCAGATCCTGCTAGAAATTTTAATATACTTTCAGAAGGTGCAATGAATTTCTTTAAAATAATTTTTCCAGAAAGCGTCCTTAAGGGTTTCCGGATTGGTTTTACTGCCTTTGGCAGGATTTTTACAAACATCATTGCCGGCATGCTCAGATGGATTATTGAAGGTCTAACCAAGGTTATGAAAGGTATGGTAAGATTTTTATCTGATCCTGCGTATAGGAATGGTTTTCTTGATTCATTAAAAAATGGTTTTGGTGCAGCAGGAAGCGCGGCTGGTGATATGTCATCCCAAATTCTTCAACCACTCGTGGAAGTATTTACTGATGCTAGTCTTATTTCTGGGTTTACTGAAGCTCTTTTTGCTCTAGGCGATGCAATATATAAACATGCAATTGTGCCATTCGGTCAATGGATTGCCGACAAAGTCAGGGGTATGATAAACTGGACATTTGGAACTGATTTTAAGGATTGGAAGGAGATTGGAAAATTTCTTCAAGCATCATGGGATAAGGCAAAATCGAAGATGATGGACGCGTTTAATGAGGTCGCCAAGCCCATGAAAAAAATAGCCGATGCAATGATAGAGTGGGGCCCAACGATACTGGTGTTAGTTGGGGCGCTTAAAGCTCTTCAATTCGCAATTGCCGCTAATACGTTGGCTAACAAATTTGGTAGAGGTTTTGGTTTACCAGGAGGCGGAGGCATGCCACGCGGTGGAGGTGGGCAAATGTCGCTTCCTGGTATGGCCCCAGCCGCCGGTGCGGGAATTTCTATGGCTGTTGTTGGTCCCGTTGCCATCGGTGCCGCCCTGGTTTATGCGGGAGTTGAGGCATATGGTGCCTGGGTTGATTCTAAGGTCGAAGAGTCAATGGCAAAAACCGACAAGTTTATCGCTGAGCAGGAAGCCATAAGCGTCTGGAAGACATCACAGGCGGATAAAAAGATAGAAGAATTAAAAAACAAGGTTATAAAATTTAGGACTGAACTTGGGCGATTAGTCCCACCAGAAACCAAGAAAAAGGTTGATAAAGTGTCAGCCTCGATACGATTGTTGAATGCCGCTGTTGCAGGTGCTACCACCGCCAGAGGAAAGAAACTCGCCTCGAATCTTAAATCAAATTTACACACTGTAACAAGAGAGGCCGCCACATTCCACGCTCAAAAGAGAATCAAACGGTTACCTACTGGTGGACACTTTTCTCGCCACAGGTACACTCTCAAAGATTTGAATGTCCATGAAAGAACAGGAAACTATGGCAAGAAGTTGGCCGCGAATTACCGGGAAGTCGCAAAGTCTCTCACCACCATGCCAATGGATAACTTCAGAAAACTCGATAAAGGTATGCAAGCCACCATTGTAACGATGGGCAGGTTGCACAAAACGGCCAACTACAAACGCCGGCGAGGTAAGTCCACCACCCACGAGTGGAAAGAAATGGAACGGATCTATAAGTCTAAAATTGCACCTATATACATCAGGGTGACTCAGGATGCCAAGAAACTCCAAGACATTATGAAAACAGGGGATATGAAAGCGTTCCAGAAAGAATTCCGAAAAATGGGAAAAGAGATGTCTTGGACCCAGCGGAACGCATTAATATATGGGGCCGCTGCCAGTGAACACTTCTCACCTGGTAGGGCCAAGGCAATGCATCATATCAATAATCAATTGGCTGAATATTGGAATTTATCGGTAAAATTGGATAAATACAAGCAAGCATCCACGGCCGGTACCGAGTCGCTCAATGAATGGCAAAACAACCAAAAATCGCTTGAAAGAAACCAGATTGCCTTAAAGGAATATGCCACCATAATGGGCCTTGTTGGCCGCGTCGATGACAAACATGCAAATAAAATGCAGAAATCCATGACAGCCATGGGCACCGGATTAAAATATGTTGAAGAGAATGCAGCAAAACTGCAAGCCTCCATTAAGAAAGCAGCTACATTGAAAGATCCTGATGCCATCTCCAAGGCCTGGGCAGGTATAAACAAACAACTGTTCGCAATGGAGGATCACATTAAAAAGGATCAAAAAAATATTGATAAGTACTCCTCCTCGACCGGTTATATCGTGGCCCTTGCCAAGGCATCAACAGTGTCAACAGATCCTAAAACTAAAAAAATGGTCCAAGGTCGTATCGAAGCCTATATTTTGAAGCAAGCTGAAAAGGAATTTAAGAGCATCGAGGCAGAAGGGCTGATGAGAGATTATATCGGTGTCGGTTATGATCCAACGGACAAAGACGTTCAGACCAAGGAATTACAGAGGCAGCTACGAGCTGCGGTATTAAAAAATCAACAATTGTTATTTAAGCATATTGTAGGCACACAAAAGAAAGGTAAACCAGGCGCCCCTGGAGTCTCTGCCATGCGACCAGAAGTCAGGAGAGTAAAGGCTATTGTTGATACAACACCGAAGGCTCTTCTTGATCGTGCAAATCAAATTATGGAAATCGTTACGAAGTTCACGGCCTTCT